CACAAAATTAGAAAGTTTTTTAGAACTAGGTGGAATCAAAAAAGATATCACTTTGTTAGTGATTTCAGGTATCGCATTACTTGCTAGTATTTTGGGAATCAATCCTTTGCCATTTGATATGTCATGGATTGCAATTGTACTTTGTGGAATTCCTATTTTACTAGAAGCAATCAATGGACTCATTACAGAATTTGATATCAAAGCGGACGTATTAGTTTCTTTGGCACTGATTGCATCAATTGCGATTGGAGAAGATTTTGCAGCAGGAGAAGTTGCTTTTATTATGCAGTTAGGAGCATTACTAGAAGATTTAACTGTAGCAAAGGCAAGAGAAGGAATTGAAAAACTCGTTCATTTAACGCCACAGACGGCAAGAGTTCTTACTGAGAACGTAGAGAAAATCATTCCTGCTGAGCAGGTGAAAATTGGGGATAGAATCAGAGTTCTACCTGGTGAAACTGTACCTGTAGATGGTGTGATTGTTTTAGGGCAAACCTCTATTAATCAGGCTGTTATGACAGGAGAATCCCTTCCTGTAGATAAAACGATTGGAGATGAAGTATCAAGTGGTACGGTCAATCAGTTCGGAGTATTTGAAATGGAAGCCACAAAAGTTGGGGAAGACAGCTCGATTCAAAGAATGATTCGTTTAGTTCAGTCTGCCGATGCAGGAAAAGCAAAAATCGTAGGACTTGCTGATAGATGGGCAACGTGGATTGTTGTCATTGCTCTTACGGCGGCGGCTCTTACATGGTTTATAACAGGGGAAATGATTCGTGCAGTAACAATACTTGTTGTATTTTGTCCTTGTGCTTTGGTACTTGCAACGCCAACGGCTATTATGGCAGCCATTGGAAATGCAACCAAACATGGTTTCTTAGTTCGTGAAGGAGATGCACTAGAACGACTTGCAAAAGTTTCTAAAATTACATTCGACAAAACAGGAACTCTTACTTACGGAGTACCAAAAGTTACAACTGTTAGTAGTAAGATTGATGAAATCTCGGATTTAGAGTTTTACAGACTCTTAGCATCTGCAGAACAGTTTTCAGAGCATCCGCTAGGAAAATCCATTGTTTCTAGTTATCGCTCCCAAGGAAATAAACTTGTAAAATCAGAAGATTTTTGCATGATTCCTGGGGAAGGAATTACTGCTTTGGTAGAAGGAAAACAGCTTCTTGCCGGTAATGAAAAAATGTTCACCACTCATCAGATATCATTTTCTGATATTATAAAAGAAGAAGTAAAGACTTATTTAAATGAAGGCTCTACTGTTATTTATGTAGCAATAGATGGTAAATTTGCGGGTTATGTGGTACTTTCTGATACGATAAGGGAAGAAAGTAAACAGCTAGCAAAAAATCTTACGAAAATTGGAGTAACACCTGTACTTCTTACAGGTGACAATGAAAATTCTGCAAATACCATTGGAAAACGACTTGGAATATCGGAAATTCATGCAAGCTGTTTACCAGAAGATAAACTTCGTTTTATTGAAGACTATCAAAAAAATAGTGCTGATGTTTGTATGATTGGAGATGGAATTAACGATGCACCTGCATTGAAAAAAGCAAATGTCGGAATTGCCATGGGTGGAGTTGGCAGTGACATTGCCGTAGATGCAGCAGATATCGCATTAGTCGACGATGAAGTGAAGGAATTACCCCACCTATTTGCTTTATCGAAACGAATGATGACTACCATTCGTTGTAATTTAACGTTTTCGATGGGGCTTAATTTCTTAGCCATTATTTTAGCAATGACAGGGATTTTAAATCCAGTAGTAGGAGCATTAGTTCACAATGCAGGCTCTGTGCTAGTAATCTTAAATTCCTTTTGCATTTTAAACTACAAATCAGAAACTCAAATTAGAGATTCCATTGAATTGAGATTAGAGGTCCATCAAAATCAACTCTCTTAATCAAAGAGCTGACGGCGATTTTTATTAATTCTTCGTCCTGGGAGTCTATTAAGGAAGCAAGTCTTAAAATTTCTTCGTCAGCTTTTTCAATAGGTGTAGAGTCTTTGAGTCGTTTAATTCGTTCACGATGTAGCATAATAGCATGATTGATTTTTTCAATACGCTCTCTGATCGTGTTAAAATCCATGCTACCGATCATATACAAGTCTGTTAATCGTTCAATCTTTTTCTCATTTTCTGCAATTTGCGATTCGAGATGTTCAATCTGCTCTTTGATAGGAAGAGTATCTGATTTACTTCTAATAGTTTTAAGAAATTCAGGGTCAAGAGTAAGATTTCGGATTTGTTTAATAACAAAATTCTCAACAATTTCTATATGTATTCGTTTGTCTGGACAATTCTTTTTCTTTTTTTCTCTACAACCAATATATCTAGGACGGAAACCATCCTTATTTCGACTAGCGGAGATAACTTCCTTTTTGGATTGACAGTGGATACACCAGCAAAGACCAGTGAGAAAACTGGCTCTATGAGAAAAGTTTAAATAAATTTCATCGTTTTTCTTTCTATCCTCAAGACGTTTTTGTGCTCGCTCAAAAGATTCCCTATCTATGATGGCTTCATGTTGGCCTTTATACACAACTCCCAGATGCTCAATTTCGCCAATATAAGTTCGATGAGTTAAGATTCTTCGAATGTTTCCTCCTATAAAATCATAACCTTGAGAAGTGCGTATCCCTTCGGCATTCAGATCCCTAGCGATTGCTTTCAAAGGACGACCAGCATTAAACTCTTTGAAAATTCTGCGAACAATTTCAGCGTAATATTCATTTACAACAAGTTTACCATCAACGTAATCATATCCAGTAGTAACTCGTTCGTTTCCAGAATATAAACCAGATTTTGCACGACCAACACGCCCCATCGAGAGACGCTCTTTAATTTGTTCACGTTCCAACTGTGCAAAAACAGAAAGAATGCCAATCATAGCTTTGCCGAATGGCGTAGATGTATCAAAATTTTCTGTCATGCTAACAAAATCAACTTTGTTAGTGAGAAAGACATCCTCAATCAGATACAGAGTATCTTTTTGCGATCGGCTTAGACGGTCAAGTTTATAAACAATCACCTTTTCGATTTGGTTCATTTTTACGTCATTGATTAATTTTTGAATCCCTGGTCTCTTAAGAGAGCCACCTGAAAAGCCAGGGTCGGAATAAATCTCTTTGATGGTCCAGTCGTGAGCTTCTGCATATTTGGTGAGACGTTCCTTTTGTTCATCGATGGAATATCCCTCTCGTGCTTGCTCCTGAGTGCTGACTCGGATATACAATCCAACAATTATCTTTTGTTTCATAAAAAAATCACATCCTTTCTAAAAAATGGGTGCATTTAATAAGAGGATGTGATATACTGTAATAGTGTTGAGGGTGTATCACATCCACTTTGAGGACTATTCTGATTGGCGTTGGAATGGTCCTTTTTCATTTCCGACTTTATTATTAATCAATTTCTTAAGCTTTAGACTAAATTAATTATTGGCTTTGTCTACATTTAGCTGTTTGCTTATTTCTTCAATTTCGGCAAAGGTGAAGGAAGGAATTGATTTTGCAATAACTTCACAAGTCACTCCATTTATAAGTAAATTAACTATTTTTTCCTTGTCGCTTTCTTTAGCATACTCTTTAGCATATTCTTTAGCGTAGTTGTCAACTAATTCACACATAATTCTTACTCTTTATTTTGGAGTGATTGTTGTCTTAATGTTTCAATTTCTTCTAAAGTAAAAGAAGGAATACAATCTAGAATATCTTTATTAGATGTTCCTTTTTTAATCATATTTATAACTATTTGTAAGGTTGTTTCTTTTTTTGCTTCTTTCACTTTGATGTCTGCATATTCTTTAGCGTAGTTATCAACTAATTCACACATAATTTTCACTCCTTCCTTGGATTCCTTAAAATAGTTAACTCTATTTGAAATCCTTTTAAATTTGTCGTTTGTTCCAGTGCTGTTTCTGAAGTATTGCATAAGTTCCGAAATAGTAGTGTCATCCGGAACAGCAGTGTTAACATATACTTCATGCACTCCATTGTCTACAATAGTTCCAGTTTCTTTGATGACTCGGTCAATGTGATAGATTGTTTTTTCTTCTCCGAACGGATCGAACTTAGAAATAAAAATCATATATACATCTGGTAGTTCTCTGTATTTAATACCTTTCTCAACGAAGATGGTATCAATATTGGAATGATTAAATCTAACACGTTTTTGGTGGTCATCATCATCTGACTTTTGAATTTCAACATTGAAGTAGCTGTTTTTCTCATCCTGGCATAATAAATCTAGAATAACAGAATGAGCACCAGCATTTCTAAGAAAACGCTGAACTTGTGCATCAACTACTTTTATCCTTGGATTTTCTAATATAATCTGTAGCATTTCCTCACAGACACCAATATCTTCAGCTATCTTGTGAAAAAAGATATCATCTATGATATTTAGTTTAGAGACAAATGCTTTTTGTTCTTCGTAGGTTTTCATTTTTTCCTTTCTAGTCTAGCTCTGGGATAAGCTAATCTAAATCTTCAATTTCACCACTTTTAATATTAACCCAATATTCTTTGAGTAAGCTACCACTGAATAATTCCTTTGCATCGTGTTCTTCACCGTCTACATATTCAAGAATGCAAACGTCAAGAGTATCAGATGAAACTTTTGAAATACGAGTTGTTGTTGAAGTTGAAAAGTTTACAATTGCATGAATTTCATCATCACTTGAGAAGAGGGTATTATAATATTCTACTGCATAGTCTTGTATTTTCATAGAATCAGAAGTTTTTGATATTCTCCATCTACCCGTTACGTCATTTCTGACAGAGGATGAAAAAAGCAATGTTGCACCATTTGATAGAGTATAAGAACCTGATTTAACTGCCTTAGTTTCAGCTTCGGTAACAACTGTGCTTTGAGCTTCCGTAGTAGCAACAGTAGTTTCTTGTGTGGTAGCAACAGTACTAGATTCTACAGGAACAGTAGTCTCTTGCGTAGTAACTTCAGCTGTTGACTCTGTAGGGGTAGCAGTCTCTTGTGTGGTAACAATTGTGCTAGATTCTACAGGAACAGTAGCTTCTTGTGTAGTGGCATTCACTGTTGCAGTATTGGAATTATTGTTACCTGATTTTCCAGCTATTCCACCAAGTATCACCAAAAGTATAAAAATAGCCAAAGAGATACCAAGCGTTTTTTTCCAGTTCGTATACTTGAATGTTAAAAAAAGTCCTACTGGCCAGAAAAAGAAAATAAAGAAGATAGCCCATCCTGTTTTTTGATACCATTTTTTCCCAGTTACCTTTTTCTTGCTCATACGCAATACCTTTCTGCTCGCTATCGTGCGAGACTTTCATTTGTGAAAATATACTCATACATCACTATTTATTATAGTATAGAAGAATTGAAAATACAATGTTCTATTTTACAATATTAACAAAAACCTTGTTTATTTAGTATGTATTTCATATATTCTGCCCAAAATGATAAAAGTGGAGGCATAATAAAATGAAAATTCTAGTATGGCAAGCAAGATACAATAAAAATATAACGCTAGTAAAGCTAGAGGAACTAACAGGAATTAGCAAAAGCACTATAAACAATATTGAGAATGAGAAAACTTCTCCAACATTACGACAACTTGAGGTAATTGCACAAGCTTTAAACATACGAATCAGTGACCTTTATGATAGTGACTGGAAATAATTTCCAAGATATTGGAAATCGTAGCCGATATACTTATAATGTCATTGATTATATGCTATACTACAGACACATTACTTAGGACGTTACATTTCAAAAGGAGGAAATTATGGTTGAAAAACAAAATCGGTCAAATCAGTCTGTTGAGTACATATGTATGGATTCATTTGAGAAAATCTCGATGATACAGTACAAACAAATTATTGCTGAAATGCTTGATAAGATAAGCAATCAAACATATCTCGAATACATTTATTATCTTATCAAAGCACTTCTAGACTGATGATAAAACGTCAGTCTTTTTCTTTTGTTAATTTCTCGGCGATTTCTGCTAGAACCCCCCATTGATCCTCAGTTAAATTTGCTAATGTAGAAATTAAGCGATTCTTGAAAGAGTCTTCTTCCTCATCAAGCAATTTCTTTGTTAATCTTGAAATTTCTTCATGGCGAGTTGGTTTCACAAACATTTCACCCGTTCCGTTTCGTAACCAGTTCTCGTTGACATTAAATTCACGGCAGATAGATTTAATAACGGCATCGGTAGGAGTTCTTAAACCAGATTCGTAATTAGTTACTGTGTTTCCTTTCACCCCAATTAGTTGCCCAAATTCAACTTGAGTTAACTTCTGCTCTTTTCTTACCTTCTTAATTCGCTCTTTCAAAGAAAGTTCACCTCACTTTCAAATGTATTATAACGCAATAAACTCACAAAGTCAATATTTTATTTTTTAAATACTTGACACATAACTCACATAGAGATATAATAAACTCACAAAGTTAAATAAGCGAGGTGATAAAATGACAGAGAAAGATATGAAAAATTTAGAAATTATCTTTAAAGCAATTCCTCAAATGTCTGATTTCCAAAAAGGGCGTTTATTCGGAATGGCCGAAGCCATGGAAGAGCAGAATCAAAAGAAGCAGCAGGAAGAACAGAAAAAAGAAGCACTTGTAATTTAATAAAGTTGAAAACTTAAAAATACAACCCAAAGGTGGTCTAATTGACCGCCTTTGACCACCAAAACCTAGAGAGGAGGTGTGCCAATGAAGAAGTTTGACAAGGAAAAATTCCTAGAGTCTGAAATGGGTAAGGGACTAAAGTTTTGCATAGAAAGCTGGACCAGTCGTGCCGAAGAATACTGGAAAGAAGAACATCATACAGAGGATGAAAACAAAATTTTCCATGGCTTAAATATGTATTACGCAGGGCAGCTCTCTGTTTACACAGGTTATATTTTTATAACATATGGAATCAAATATGCGTTCATGCAAACAAAGAAATATTCTGGTCTGTTCAGTGCAGATGGCACAGATTGTTTATTCAAGATTGAAAGAGGTGATTGATAGTGAGTAATGTGAAGAATCAAAGAGGTAAAAAGGAAATAGAATATCGATTCATCAATGTAAGAGCAGATGGAACTGTACAGGAAAGTATGGAAGGAGTAGTAATTCCAACTGATAACAACATCTATAACGTTCTTGTGAACCTTCAGGATAGATTAAAAATCAGAGTGTAAAGGAGACGAAGACGAACACAATGGAAATTAGAACAATCAAAAAAACAGAGTGTAGCATGGAAGAGTTGCAGCAGATTATCAGAGAGGGGAAAGCCCCACAACTTTTACCAGTAGGTACACAACTTATGATTAAATTCGATGGGAAGTTAGTACCATATGATGTGATTGGCATCAATGCAGAACGACTGGTAAATTCAGATCTAAAAAATAGCATCACCATTCAAGCATATGTGCTTCAGGAAGAACGACCATTTGACACTACTGACCGATGGGGCAGTAATGCTTGGGAAACATCAGAACTACGCCATTATCTCAACAGCGAAGAATACGCAGCTCGTTACGAGGAATTAGTACCTTATTTGGCAGCAGTCTACAAAAAGAATAATGATAACGAATCTACAGTTGACACATTCTTTTTGCTATCAATAGAAGAGTATGGAGCTGATGAAAGAGTCGAAACACAATATAAATTCTATGAAGGAAAAGGAGAGATTGTTAGAGTAAAAGCGAATAAAAACGGTATTACTGATTGGCATTGGACACGTAGTGAGGTTGAATATAATACGCGATACATTGTAACTGTGAGTCCGTATGGCGATGTTAACAATGATTATAATATGAGAGCGAATCGCTTTGCACCGGCTTGTGTAATTGCGTAGCATAAGAAAGAGCATACAGGGGGACAGAGAAATGCAATTAAAAGACTTAAAAAAATTTTATCAAACAATCGCTCCAGAGATGGAGCAATTAGAAAAAAGAAAAGGAATATATAAAAAGGATAAGAAAATCTTAGAGTTAACACGAGAGAAACTAGGCGATGAGTTTAAATACTTCTTTGGAAATTTTGTAGCAAACGAGCTAAACAGAATGAACGAAATGGGAGCTAAAGTCAGCGAAAAGGCAATGCTTGAAATTGTAGTAGCAAGAGTGTATATGGTTTTCTCACTATCAACAAGTAGCGAAATCAATCTGGAAGATATCGGATTTTTATCAAGACGTGGATTTTTCGATAATGGAATAATTTCCATACATCGTGTAACAAAGTGTGTATGCCATCCAATTGAGGTTCGTTCTTTTCACGATGCCGAGACAGAAGAACTGTTAATAACATGCAATGATGTAGCACTTAAATTCCCATGTGGAGTTAATATTCATGAAGTTAAGGGAGGAATTGCATTAGATGTTATTGATAGCAAATCCTCAAGTATCATTCTTAAATATTAAGTAGTGCTGATCGGCACGAAAGAGAGATAAAAGTAAAAGCACCCATGGAAGAAGCTTCCGAATGAGTGCCTTAAAATAAAATCAATAAAGGTAATATATCAGAAAGCGAGGAAAAAATCAATGAGAAAATCAAAAAGAGAGAAACTAATTAATATTGTACGCACGAACATGACACTTGCAATTGAAGCATCTGGTAGAGATTACATTACTTGTGAAAAGTTCAAAAACAGTATGGAACTGACACTTGAAGCAGTAGATATGGTGTTGGAAGGTAAAAGAGCGTATGGAAAATTTGAAGGAATCGCTGAGAAAGTAATTGAGCAACTAAAGCGTAAAGATGCTATGAATCGCCCAGCAAAAGCTTTTCCGCACAATGCAAATACTGTGTTCTTATGCATGCCTAGACTTAATGATAGAAAGTCATTTCAGACTGGTGAGAAAATAGTGAGATTAGAGCAAAAAGAGGGATAGATTGATGCATTACGAAGAATTAAAAGAAAGTATTGCAACGCACTTAAATCAGGCAGCAGAAAACTTCTTTGTGATTGGCTATCTCCTAAGACAAGTGAATGCAAAGGAACTATTTAAAAAAGATGGATATACAAGCATCTGGGAGTTTTCAAAGGGTGAATATGGGCTAAGTATGTCTAGTACAAGTAGATTTATGGCAATCAATGCTAGATTTTCAGTAGACGATGGCAAACATATGGAGCAGAAGTATATAGGGATGGGAGTTAGTAAGCTTCAAGAAATGCTAGGGCTATCGGAACAGGAGCTGGCAAATGTAACGAAAGAAACTACAGTAAGAGAGATACGAGACATGAAAAAGAAAAAACTTAGTTACTTTAATTTGCCAGCAACTGATAGTGGAAAAGGATGTGGAGATGGAAAGTATGATTGTTGTAATTGTAGCCATGATTGCAATATCAGACAGGAATAACGTTTATGCAGACTTTCTACATTAGTAACTGGAAGAAAATGTTCACAGATGGACAAAAAAGCAAGCCTGAAGAATAGTTTTTACAAAAAAGAATGTCAGTTCGTACATGAAGAGCTGGCAGAAAAAAGACTTCAAGATGGAGATGCAATTCCGTGTTGTCTGAAATGCAAAGTCAAAGAAGTTTGTCTTATGCCTTGCGACATCGCAAAAGAAAAAAGAAAGCAGCAGGAAAAGGAAAAGAGAGAACGAGAGAAAGAACAAATCCAAAAGGAAAGTCAGAAAAATGTAGAAATTGTAGCAGAGGATACTAGTGAAGAGATTCAGGGCAACAAAGAAGATAAAGGTTATTCTTTGAAGGACGTGAAAGATGTACACGAAAACTATAAAAAGGCTTTAAAGGATTACGTGAAATACGAATGTCCACCAAGTTTAATTCAACAATACAAAATTTTAGTTGATGCCTTAGAACTTCTTATAGTAAAGAAAGAAACTTACTAAAAACAAAAGAGTGGACCGTTGCAAATCCACTCTAATGCGATGTCCTAAATGAACATACCCAAGGCTATCAATAGTATAGCACTCTTAGGACATACAAGTCAATTAAAAACAGCGAAAAGCCTTGTATTTTCGCTGTTTACTGCTTGATAAGGATATTAAACTTAGTAAATACTAGGAGTGAAAAATATGTATGTGAAGAAAGTGTATGACCTTGGATGGATGAAGCAGGTGGAAAAATACTATCCTGGTAACTATGGAGCACCTGGGCAAAAAAGAGGAGCTAAAAGAAAACGCACTCCAGAAGATGTCAAACGGCAAAACATAAGAAACAGAGAAAAGAAAGTCCAAAGGCTGATTATAGCAAACTTCCATGAGGGAGATTGGCATCTGATTCTGAAGTACAAGAAGGAGCTTAGACCTGAAAGCTATAAAGAAGCGAAGAAGCAAGTACAGAAATTCTTAGCGGATATGAGAAATGCATATAAGAAAGCAGGTTATTCTTTCAAGTACATATATGTAACAGAACGAGGTAAACAAGGAGCGTGTCATCATCATTTAATCATTGAGGATATTGCAGAGCAGAACTTGAACACAAAGAAACTCGTTATGAGATATTGGCAGTATGGCTCTAAAGCGTTCATCCCGCTTTATGAAGATGGGGAATTTGAAAATTTAGCGGAGTACATCGTGAAGAAAGAAACGAAAGAAGAAAACGAAGGATGTAGCTATTCACGAAGTAGGAACTTGATAGTGCCAAAGCCTGAAAGAAAAGTTATCCACAGAAAAATGTGGATAAAAGAGCCAAAAGCTCCGAAAGGATGGTATATCATCAAAGATTCAGTGGTTAATGGGGAAAACCCAGTAACTGGATATCCTTACCAACACTATTCAATGCGAAAGATAGATACAAGAGGTAATCCGAGATGAAAGTAAAAATCTTTATAGAGTCTACTTGGAATGGTCCAGTAAGAAGAGATGGGGTAGCCATGTGGTTAATAGAGTATCTAAAAAATGATATACCAGTAACAAGACAGGGGTTTATCCATCTAGAAAATGGAACAGAAACACAAGGAAATCTGATGGCAATGATTAATGCAATCTGTACACTGAAAAAACCGTGTCAACTACTAGTATTTACTCGGTGCGAACACATTTTTTATGCTGTAAAAAATCAATGGGACAAACACTGGATAATAAATCATTGGAAGAATGCAAAAGGTGAAATGGTAAAGAATCATGAACTATGGCAACTATTTACAGACAAAGTGGAATCTCATACGTACTCAATAAAGAATGAATCTCATGAATATCAAAGATTAATGCAAACAGAGTCTAAAAAAGAACTGGAAACATGGAAAAATAGAAGATACCCAAAATAGAAGTTCAAACGAGTAATTACTGGTTTGACTAGCGATTTTGTTATATGGAAAAATGTAGTATTTCAGAAGAAAGGAAGGATACAATGAGACTAACAGATTTTCTAAGCACATTGCAAAACTATGTAATGCTGCGAATTATGAAAGAAAAGAAAGACGTGTATGTAGGATATCTGGGATTACTAGATGTAAAGGAAGTAGGAATTGAAGATGCAGAAGTTACAAAGTTCAAAGCAGTTCCTGAAATCAGACATAAGCAATGGAAAGAGAGAGGGCTAGATGCTCCTCTTCAACAACACGAAATGCCACAATATAGTTTTTCTGATTTGATGATGACGTTATACTACGAAGTCCATATTGCTTAAAAGAATCAAGCACGCTCTAATAAAAATATAATTAAGCTTCTTGGGAGTGTGATTGAATATAATTTATCACAAAAAATTAAGGGGCTGATGGACAGCCCCAAGGAGGTGTAGCATGAACAAGCGACAACGAAAGAAGGAATATAAGAAGAAGTATGGACACAATCCGCCATTTTCAAAGAGTCCTATTTGGCATCAAAATTTTGTTAGAACGATAGATAAATTGATTTTTAGTGTAGACAGATTTGCGAAAGCAGTAAGAGCTATTACAAAACAACGAGGGTAGAATATGGAAGTATATGAAGGAGGTAAAAACAAATGGCAAATAAATTGAAACCGTGTCCGTTCTGTGGCGGAGAACCTAAGATTTGCGAAAGATACACGAAGATAGATTCTGTTAGTATGAAGACGTATGAAATTATCTGTGAAAGGTGTGGTACAAGAAGTCGTAAAAGACTTTCATTCGTTCACATGAATGAAAATGCAAGCACTCGTGATTGCAAAGAAAGACTAATAGCAGACTGGAACGCTAGAACAGTAGACGGTATCAGCAAAGAAACAGCAAATGAAATTGATGAAATGTTTCTAGCAAAATGCCAGGAAGTAAATGAATTGAAAAAGAAATTAGAAGTAAATCAGAGTGCAGCAGAAAATCCAAAAATAAAAAAGGAAAGTTTGGAGAAAAATGAAAACACGATATAAGAAGATGAATCAAGATTATGGGATATCTAAGAATCGTTATAGAGAACTTCTGTATTTTTGCAGACAGTACAGTGAGTGGAAGGAAGATGTTAAAAATCAAAAAGAGGGATATAAAATCAAAAAAGAATATATAGCGATAGTTGAAAGAGCAGCAGTCAAAACAGATCTAGTACTATCTAAACAATTGCTAGATAATGTTACAGAGGGAATATGTTATGAGCAATTAGGCGAAGTTTTGATTAATCGAAATGATTTCTTTTCTCTTAGGAGGAAGTTCTTTTATATATTAGACCAGGAAAAAATAAAAGGTGTGTACCGTGGGGGCGGTTGATTGTCGTATAATGGATAAAGGCAAAGGGTTTACGCCTAACACCCCAAAGTATTTTTCAAACGAAAGAAACATGCCACTCTATCATTAGAGTGGCCATCAGGTGGGATGGAGCAGTCTGGTAGCTCACAAGGCTCAGAACCTTGAGGTCGGGGGTTCGAATCCTTCTCCCACAATTGATTACCATAGAGGTAACGTTCTTCACTGTTCTAAAATAGCACTTCGTATATTATATTACGAGGTGCTATTTTAAATAATAAATGGAGCAGATTTGAAATGGAAAAAGACAAACTTAAGAAGTGGATAGAAGAACTAATAGAAAAGAATGAGCTCTGGAAGTTCTATAAATCCAAAGAATGGATTACGTTAAAGAATCAAATCTTAAAAGAGAATCATTATGAATGTGCAATCTGTAGGCAGCAGGGAATTATTACTAGATATGATATAGATGAAGAGGGAAATAAAAGATTGCTTAGTACAGTGCATCATGTTCAGTATGTACGAAAGCATCCAGCCATGGCACTGAGTAGAACGTATATGTATGAGGGGAAAGAGTATAAGAATCTCATACCAGTCTGTAAGGCATGTCACAATAAATTGCATCCGGAGAAACATAAAAAGAAAAATAGGAATCATTTCATCAATGAAGAGCGTTGGTGACACCCCCTCACCCCCGTAGCCCCTAAATTTAAAGGAGGGCTAACAACGAAAGAGGATTTACGACAAAAGAGTTACGCACGCACGCATGAGAAAAAAGTGAGGTGATAAAATGGCATCCCAAAAGAAAATTAAAGATTCTCTATATGCACAGTTGAAAGCAAAAGGTGCAGATGTGGCACATTTTGAAGCTCTAGTAGATGATTATATGTCGTATTTTAAGATGGTACAGGCTATGAAAAAAGACATCAAAGACAAAGGGATGTCATATATGACCACGTCAGCAGCAGGAAAAAAATATGAGAAAGACAATCCAAACATGAAACTTTTGCCGCAATATACCAGGTCAATGCTTGCAATTTTAAAAGAGTTGGGTCTCACAACGGATAATATCACAGAGGATGATGGAGAACTATGACAGACATCCGAAGGATTTCAGAAATTCAAGGATGGATTGATATAGTCGAACAGGAAGAATATAAATGTTGTGAAGAACAGCACCTTTTAGTTGCACACGTCAAAAAGTGCTTTCAAACAGAGAAAATTCATGTAGATACAGAGCAGTTAGAAAAATATATGAAAATCTGCAAGGATTATCTACCGTTCGAGTTGTTTCCATGGCAAAAGTTTGTGATTGCACTACATGATTGTACCTACTGGGATGATACAGGAATGCCCCGTTGGCCAGATTTATTTGCAATGCTAGGACGTGGAGCAGGAAAAGACGGAACGATTGCAGCAGAAGCCTTTTGTCTTACGTCACCCTACAACGATATTAAAGAGTATGATGTTGACATTTGTGCAAATAATGAAGAACAAGCAATGCGACCGGTTCAAGACCTAATAGGGTTCTTTGAAGAACCAGCAGTGATGCGGAAAATTAAAAAATTTTATCATTGGACAAAAGAAAAAATTGTCAGCATTAAAACAAAATCAACCATAAAAGGGCGAACAAACAGCCCAAAGGGGAAAGATGGTCTGCGTTCTGGCATTGTTATCTTCAACGAGATTCATCAATACGAGAATTACGACAATATCAACGTGTTTACGACTGGATTAGGGAAGAAAAAGCATCCAAGACGTTCGTACTATACCACAAATGGAGAAGTGCGAGAGGGTGTGTTAGATGATTTACTTGATGATGCAGAAGATATCCTTAGAACAGGAACAGAAGATAACGGTTTATTGCCTTTCGTTTGTAAACTGAATGATAAAAAAGAGGTAGATGATGAGGCAAATTGGACGATGGCAAATCCATCCCTTCCGTATTTGCCAAATCTTCTAGCTGAAACAAGGAAAGAATACAAAGAGTGGAAGAAAAATCCTGAAAGATTACCGGCGTTTATGGACAAACGAATGAATTTGCCAGAAGGTGCGAAAGAATCAGCAGTAACAAGCTGGGATAACATCAAGAAAACAACAAAAGAGATTCCTGATTTATCCGGATGGAGCTGTTCGGTTGGAATCGATTATATGAAAACTTCAGACTTTGCAGCAGCAAATTTTCACTTCAAAAACGGAAATTTTAGATATGACATCAATCATGCTTGGATTTGTTCGGCATCAAAGGATATTCCACGAATTAAAGCCCCCTGGAGGGAATGGGTCAAAGCAGGTAAATTAGAATACGTAGACGATGTAGAAATTCATCCATCTGTTATTGCAAATTATATTTTCGAGACAGGAAGAAAATACAATATTGCAATGGTTGCAATTGATAATTACAGATATTCGTTGCTTTCTGATGCACTGGCCAAAGTGGGAATCTCAAAAGAACACGGAAATTTAATGTTAGTAAAGCAGACGGACATCATCAAAATTGTGCCGGTCATTGATCACTGCTTCCTGAATGAATATTTCTTTTGGGGGGATGATCCAGTGCTTCGATGGGCGACAAACAACACCAAAGTAATTCGATATGGGAAACAGCAAGGAGCGGATAAAGGTTCTTTCGTCTATGGAAAAATTGAAGCACGTAGTAGAAAAACAGATCCTTTTATGGCGCTTGTTGCTTCGATGGTTGCAGAGACAGAAATCAAAGAACGTCCCAAATATAAAAAGATAAAGACAATAACCATCTAGCGAGGAGGTGAGGAGAAATGTCATGGATTAGTAATTTTATGGAAAAGCTATTTCCAACAAAAGAAAAATATGGAGGAAGTGTAGATGCAGTAATCATTGATATACCAGCGGAACTGTATTACAAAGAGTTGGCCATATATACGGCATCCTCACTGATTGGCAATGCAATTTCACGATCCGAAATTAAGGTGTTTAATAATGGAGAACCAGTAAAAAATGAGGATTATTTTCTTTTAAATGTATCTCCGAATCGAAATGAGACAAGCTCTGTGTTTTGGCATAAAGTAATCAACAAAACAATCCGAGAAGGAAAATCATTAGTAGTAGATGCAGCAGGTGCTTTGTATTGTGCAGATTCATTTGCAATTGAAAAGGAGCAACCGGTATTAGGAAATGTCTATTCAGGAGTAGTGGTAGGAAATTTGACGTTTGAGAAACGTTTTACACCAGATAATAGCTATTTATTCTGTCTTGATAACGTAAATGTGAAAATGCTGATAGATGGAATGTATGACGAATATGGAAAAATCATGTCAGCAGCAGCAAAGTCCTTCAAATATTCGAATGGAAGAAAATATAAAATTCATATTGATGGAGTAAAAAGTGGTGATGAAGAATTTGAAAAAGAATTTGAAAATATCATCTCTGAACAGCTAAAAAACTACATTTCATCAGAAAATGCCGTGTATCCAGAGTTTGACGGGTACTCGCTAGAAGCAGATAAAGGAGTATCTGCAAAAACTTCTGATGATTTTATCAAGTTGAAAGAGAATCTTTTTAACACGGTAGCAGCAGCATTTCACATTCCACAAAGCATGATGACTGGAAATATCACAAATATGAATGAAATTGTAGGTGCATTCCTCTCATTTGGTGTAGACCCATACGCAGATATGATTACAGAAGCACTAAATAAACGTGGAGGCGTTGAAAACTATGTAAAAGGAAATATGTATCAGGTAGATACTGGAAGAATACATCATAGAGACCTTTTTAATATAGCAACAGGTGTATCAAATCTAATTAGTAGTTGTGTGATGTGTGTGGATGAGGTACGAGAAGAGTTAGGAATGGCAGCATTAAATACAGAGTGGAGTAGAAAACACTTTATCACAAAGAATTTTGAAGAAGTTACTAAATTTTTGAAAGAAGGTGAAGCGTAGTGAAGAAAAAACAGAAATTCTGGCAGATTACCACAAGTGAACGAGTAGCAGATATCAATATCTACGGTGATATTACATCGTTTGAATGGTTTGCAAGTGATGTTTCATCATACACAATCAAGCAAGAAATTGATGCTCTAGATGTAGATACCATCAATATATACATCAATTCTTATGGAGGAGAAGTAGCAGAAGCATTAGCAATCTATTCAGCCTTAAAACGATATTCTGCGAATATACATACCTATTGCGATGGATTTGCTTGCAGTGCTGCAACCATTATTTTTGCAGCAGGAGACGTTCGCACAATGGGACCTCTGGCACTTTTGATGATTCATAATTGCATGAGTTACCTTGGGTATGCGAATTCAGAGGAAATGAGAAAAGCAGCAGAAGATAACGATAAAATCAATCAATCTAGTATTGAAGCATACAAAAAGATTTCAAATCTTTCCGAAGAAGAAATCAAAGAAATGATGGATGCAGAAACATGGTTAACCGCCCAAGAATGCCTGAAATATGGTTTTGCAACTGAAATAGCAGACGAGGATGAAGATGAGAATGAAATCCAACAGTCAGCATTTTCAATAATCAGAGAGGCCGTTATTACTAGAAACCAGTCTAAATCTACACTAGAAGAGAAAGTAGAAGCATTATATCAGAAACTGTGCATCGAACCCCCAAAAACACCTAAAGAGCCAGAACCCAAAAACAGCATAGATTTTTTAGCAACATTATTTAACAATCTAATCTAAGGAGGAATGACACATGTATAAAGGAAGTAATACAAAAGTAAGAAATGCAGTAGTAACAATGCAGCAGGCGATTGAAAGCGGAAATAAAGAGAATATCACAGATGCATTTGAGCAGTTTGGAGAAGCAATTGCAGCATCTGTACAAGCAGATTTTGAGTCTGCAAATGGGGATAAGAATATTTTACTTCAGAGAGGTTTCCGTGTACTTACCACAGCAGAACAGAAATATTATGAAAAAGTGATTGAGGCAGGAAAACA